TCGCGGCCCACCAGCAGCTTGCCCGTCTCAATCGAATAGATCGGGCATGGCGTAGATGCCAAGGCCATCGCCTTGTAGACGTTGGCGTTGTCGCACATGACCGAGATGCCGCTGACTTGCAGCCCTAAACCGCCAGCTTCCTGCGGGGTGCCGAGCAGGCGGGCGTCCTTGCGGCGGTTGCATTCCTGATCTTGCTCCATGCTGCCCTCGGCACGGCCAAAGATGCTGATCTGGAAAGCCTGCTGCTTAGGTATCAGGCAGCTATCATTGCCGCCGCCGCCCATGACTGTCGGTGCAGCCGCTGTCGGCACTGGCGTGCTGAATGGAGCAGACCCAGCACCGTTGTAGTTGGTGGTGCTGTCGTTGTTGTTGGAGCCGATGGTCGAGTTGGTGTTGCCGGAGTTCGTGTTCAGGTCGCCCGTGACTTGGGCGTTGGCGGTGACTGTCAGTAGACAGAGCAGAGCGCACCCATAACGTCCCGCGTATCGCCAGAGCAAAGCAGTTCGTTGGCCGCGTCTCCGTGCGCCATGTAGTAAAGCGTTTCCGCGTTCTGTCTGATCTCGCACTGGCGGTCACCTTTCGGGCAGGCCGTCGTGTAGGCCACGGACGATACAGTAACAGGGCCGCAGCCGGCGACCAAGAGGACAAGGATCAGTCTCATCTGCTAAGGCTCCGCATCAGTTCGTCGATCTTCTTGTCGAGGTTGTCCAGACGCGAGATAACCCGGTTCATGTCGGTGTGCATGTCGGCCCGCGTAACGTAGTCACGGGCTACTTCCTCGCGTGTGCGGTTGAGCAGGATTTGCAGCCGCTTCACTTCCTCGACGTGGTTCTTCAGCACCCAGCCGATCAGGCCGAGTGCGCCGCTAAGAACGAAGTTCCAGAGCATCTCGGGTGTCATGTCACTTCACCTTATTCCGCTTCGAAATGGCCGCAGCCTTTTTCTTGGCATCTGCCTTGCTGGACGCGCCCCATGCCTTCAGAGACAGCAGCAAGCGCGTCGGTTCACCGTCTTTGCGCTCAGGCCCCGGCATGTTTCCCATGCGCGCGAGGAATGAAGCCCGGCGAGGATTGTCGCCAGACTTCACCGGGGCCTTGAGGTTCATGCCCTCGGCCTTCGCAGAGGCGCGCCCCTTGGCGTTCAATCCGCCCTTGGCACTCTTGCCCTCTTTTCTGGTCCAGGCCGGGGTCTTCGCCATCTTAGTACCGCGGCGGCCAGTTGTCGTAGCCATTGATCTGGATCGTGGCAGATCCCGACGTATAGTCGCCCGTCTTGATGCCGGCCCGATAAAAGTTTTTCATCGGGTCATAGCCGACCTCTTCCGACGGCGCCGTCCAGGTGTCAACATCGCGCCAGGTGGTGCCGTCGGTCGAACGCTGCACCGTCACGGTGGCAACGAAGGTTCCAGAGATGGACAGGTTGAAGTCCCCGATGATGTAGACCGCATCGGTGAAGGTGTTTTGCGCTGATAGCGTTTTGGTTGTCGCAGGCATCATCGCCTCCTTATTTGACGATTACGGGGTGGAACACTGCCTGAAAGACAGCGCCAAAGATCGGTCGCACGGTTTGGGCCGGCTTGCCGTTCATCATACACCATCCTTGGCCGCCGCATAAGCAGCCCGCGCCTCGTCGGTAAACACAGCGCCGGCGATGGCCGCAACGTCTGCATCCTCACCCGAAAGATCTGCATGGGGCGTCAGCACATGGCGATGGAACGTGCGGCTGATCTCTGCGCCGTTCTCTACGATGATCGTCGCCGTGCGGACCTGCACCACGGGATAACCCACAGCCAGTTGCAGAACCTCAATCTTGTCGTTCTTTGTCTCTTTAGTCAGTGCCATGTTTATCTCCTTGGCTTATAGGACTGTCCACCCTCGAGGGGCATTAAGCATCAATCGCCCCGAAGAGTTTCCACGTCCCCGAAGTTCCTGCCGTTGTGCAAATCCACCCAACTTTTCCACCCGCCGTTGGCGCACGGTCGTAAACGATAGACCCAGCAGTCCATGTTCTTGTTGTCGGTGCCGCTGCTCCAGTGTCAATGAAACGATAGCCATCAAACTCACGCCAGTTGATTTCATTGACTACGTTATTAGAAACACTTTCATTTGTTACTCTACGAATAACAATAGGGTCGTCAACAGTGCTGTATGATCCAGATGGAATGGCGAAGGAGTTGCCAGTTACAACAAAACTTTTCCCAGTTTGAGCAGTAACGTCATACAAAAGAACCCCAGTCGTTAAGCCAGCAGTAACAAAACGCATCACATTGTTTGAATAAACTTTCTGACGATTGTTTGCACTTCTGATGTAAATGGGAACATTCGTGATTTCCTGAGCATAAAAGTTGTTCCCATCAAAGGTGATGTCGTAAGAGTTACCAGCAGATGCTGCAGTGTTTTCTGATGTAAAAAAGTTAGTCACTTTCCCAACACGAATTATGTTATTCGATATGACTACGTTTCCGAATGATAAGCCAACCAAAGCCCCGTTAAGAACTTCAGCACCGTTACCGTCTGTATCTGTAAAATTATCGACAACATTACCATCAATTACAAAGTGGGTCGGACTACCACTTGCTCCTTGCCCAGTATAGTCCCCAAACTCAATGGCTTTGATTGCAAAATTAGAAGCATTATTATCGGTCATGTCTGTAATGTTATTGCCTACAATGGACCATGAACCTTTTACACCTTCTGCGGCAATTCCAAACACACTATTAGCAGAGCAAACATTATTGCTCACAACACCATTGGTTCCGCCGTGAAAGTCAATGCCTTTACGCCAGTTGTCATTGGCTTGGTTGTTGGAAACAATCGTGTCTATTGGATCGCAAGCATTCCATGTAGCAAAGCCGTAGCCAGTATTATTGCTTGTGCTAATACCGTTCAAACGAAGAATACAGTTAGTGACAATACCTTGGTTTGTGTTGCCAAATGAAACCCCAGCCACACGGTTGCTGTATAGGTTACAATTTTGGATGCGTGGACGATTGCAGTATGTTCCTGCGGAAACAAAGTCATATTCAACATTGATACCGCAACGGTTAAAGCCATACGCCGTTACATTATCAGCCGTGAAGTCATCACTGCCACTCTGGACTTGGATGCCAGAAATGTATCCACCATAGTCTCCACTGACAGTAAATGTCCCAGTATACTCCAAACGGATGTCTTTGATTGTCACACGATCCGTATCGACAACAATCATGCTTTCCAAAACGGATGGTGTTCCACTTTGTGCATAATTACCAGTCAAACGTGCATCGTTTCCGTAAACCGTTGTGCCATTTGTTGAAATGGTCAGACCACCAGAAACTTTGTAGACCTTGCCCTTGGTGAACTCAAAGCTAAGGTTAGCATTGATACAGGCTTGAATTGCAGCAGTATCGTCAGTCGTCCCGTCACCAACCGCGCCATAGTCATCGACATTGGCGACTTGGCTTGCAATCATTCTGTTGTGTGCTTTTGTCAGAGCCATGATTAACCTCAGCTTGTAAAGTATGAGAAAGATACGGCCAGATCACCAACACCGCTAGAAATAGCACTTACTAGCAAGTTTGCTCTTCCTGTTGTAGTTACGTTTTCAAGGGCGATGTAGGTGCCAGCATTCGCCAATATCCAGCCTTGGATGCCAACAGTACTAGCGATGCTATCCGCCCTTACGTAGACTGGAAAGAAACGGTTCGTACCAGCAGATACTGTGGGAAATGGAAGACCTTGAATATAAGCAGCGTTAGCAGCAGTTAGGCCAGTTGTGTTAATGTTCAGCATTGAAATTGTACAGTGAACTACATTCCCAACCTTAGTGTATTGAGCATATGTATTTGAAGTCGAGGCCAAGTTACCTCCAGAAATAGCATCAGCAAATACTGGGCTGAACGTCCCCTCTTCATAGTCATCGAACAGTTCGCTTGTGCCTGTGCCGGGGGTGGCAGAAAAGTCGATGCCCTTTCCGTCGGCCAAAACGACGTTGCCGTCCTTGAGCGTGACGCCATCCAGCGTGATACCAGCGGCAGCGGTTTGCTCAACGATCTGGTCAACCGTCAGCACGCCGTCCACAGTGACATTGTTGAATGTCGGGTTGCGACCAAATATCCCGCCTTGCTGTCTGATAGTCATAGTCGCCCCCTTATGGCACGAGGTTGGTGATCGTGGTTACGGTTCCACCGACCACCGTCGCCACACCGAATGAAAAGAATTTGCCTGTCACCGTTCCGGTGATCGCATATGATGCGGCTGGCACATAAACGGCCTGCGGCGCGGTTGCAGACCATGCCGCGTTGAAAGCCGCAGTGTCGTCTGTCACGCCGTCACCAATAGCTCCGAAATCTCTGACTGACGGCACTTCAGCCATCTTTGCCTGAGCCGTGCGGTTGATCGCGCCTGAGAAGCCGGAATTAAACACCACCGCAGATGAGTTTGTTCCGCCGAGGTTGCTTACGCTGGCGGCCACCACTTCGATTTCTGAAAGCAAGGGCGGCGCGGTGCTGAACGTCAGAATTCCGCCCGTGATCGAATAGTTGTCCTTGGATTGGTAGACCCCGTCGATGAACACATCAGCAGCCGTTCCAACAAGAACTGCTCCTGTCAGCGTGAAGTTCACCGTTGCACCATCGCCAACGAACGTGTCATAGGTCAAAGCCGATCCGCCCGACTGCGCAGAACCAGGGGCAATGCCATATCCTACCGGGCTGTAGATCACGAGAGATTGAGACTTGTCCCGCACCGTCACTGAGAACTGATCGTTCGCATAGATCAGCGTCGGGGTGCCATTGCGCATGACATAGCCATTGGACGTGCGGATCGGCTGCGCTGCGGGTTGCGTCAAGTTGATGTCGTAGTAAACTTGGATCGGATGCGTTTCAGGATTTTTGCCAGCCACGCCGAAATACAGAAAGCCCGCGTCCAGCGGATCACCGTTCTTGTCGGTGAAGATCGGATAGGGCGGGGCGAGTTGCGTCAGCGGCATGGTTGTTCCTCTCGCGTGATTTTTACCACGAAATGCGGGGGCTTGGATAGGGTCATTGCGGGGCTGACTGCGGCGGCTCTTCAGCGGCCTTTTCGGCGCGCAGTGCCACCGTTAGTTGCTTGATGAGTTCCTGCTCCTGCGGGCTGCCTTTGGTGGTCTGCGGCAGCTTCAACAGGATGTTGCGGACAGGCGCGCTTTCATACAGACGGGCAATGCCGCCGATAGTGGCGCCCCCAACGATACCGGCACCAGCGCCGCCGAGAATGTCGGTCAAGACAGCCGCGCCGACGACGGGAACAGCCTGCACGCCAGTCGGTGGCGAGACGCCAGCGCGCCCAGCTTGCTCGGTCATCTTCAGCGCGCGGGTCAGCCCCTCAACGGCCTTCAGATCCTGCCCAGAGAAAAACACGCCGATAGGAGATCCAAGGCGGATCAACTGACGCTTGAACTGATCGGGGCTTAGGTTCTCGAAGTTGCCGCCGACCTTGTTAAAGGCTTCCTGCAAAACAGCCGTGCGGGCGTTGCGCTTGCCTTCAGCGGACAGGCCGCGATAGAGCGCTTTGATGTCGCTGGGCTTGGCCGAGAACAGCATCGTGCGGATGACTTCGGGCGACGTGTCACCCTTTGCCAATGCGGCCTTCATTGCGCCAAGTTCAAGTTCACCCGCCATGCTGGCAAGCTGCTTGTTGGCGATGTTCCACTTGTCGAAATCACGGCGCTGGCCGTTTGCCTTGATGTAGTCCGCCATGTCCTCGCGCAGCGGCGCATAGATGCGGCTGAGAACTTTCTCGCCTTCGCTACGAACGGCGGCCAGGCTTGGATCAGTGAACGCCTCGCCGATCTGCTTGCGCAAAACCTCGATGGTTGCCAGCGGCTGGCCCTGCACGACTGTCTGCGTCTGGCCGTTTGGAAGCGCGACCTCGCGGGTGCCGGTCAGGTCGTCACGCCAAGTCATCAACCGATCGACCACGGGCTTAAACTGTGTCGGGCTGATCTTGTTCAGGCGCGCGATTTCTTCGTCAATCTTCGCAACAGATTTCGCCACTGGAACTGTGGTGTTTGGCTGAGACAGGCGCTCAATCACCTCGGTCTTCATGCCGGTGTATTTGGTCAGGTTCTCGCCGCGACGGGCCAGAAGATCCTTCGCCACGTTTGAGATTATGGTGTTGTCTGCGGCTGACGCTTCGGTGACGCCATAGTTGCGCAGAAGCTCAACAGATGCGTCAATGCGCTCTTGCTGCTGTGCAGCACGCGGGCCGCCCGTGCCTGCCATCGGGATCATCTCGCCAGTGCGTTGCAGCCAGCGGCCTGCAAACGTCGTCGGCTGGCGCACGTCGGTAGTCATCACACGAACACCGGCATCTTCTGCCTCACGCACGGCAGCAGGCAATGCAGCCGATGGTGCTTCCGCACTGATGCCAGCGGCACGCCCGCCAGCGACACCGCCAGCCAGACCAGCCGCAAGCTGCGCGCCTGGGCCGCCGCCCGCCTCTGCAACAACCTGCGCTGCCCCGCCGCCAGTGCCGCCAGCGGCAGCCTGCGCGCCGGGCTGGGCCGCAAGCTGTCCAGCCACGCGCTGCGCTCCAGTGGTCAATACGCGCTCTGCACCGCGTGCCATAGCTGCCTGACCGCCAGCACCAACGGCACCCTCGCTGATGGCGCCAATCACGCGCTCGGTGGCCGTCTCTGGCTCAGGTACGCCAAGGTCGGTCAGCGCACGCTTGACCTGCTCTCGCAGCGGCTGCGTCTCGGTTCCGAACAGATAGTTCTGCACCGCAGCAATTGGGTCATAGGCGAGGCCAGCAACACCAGCCAAACCTTGCGCGCCGTAACGAGCCGTCAGCCCGAGTTGGCGCTCCAGATCGGCGGTCTTGCTCGGCTCAGACATAACCTCAACGGGGATGCCTTGGCCTTCAGCCTTCATGGCAGCAGCCACTGCGGCGATGGCTTTCAGGTCAATCGCTTCATCCGCCATAACGCGCCCTCTGCTCTGGGGTCATCACATTCCACATGTCTTCTGGCGTAACGCCTGCCGCCGTTGCTGCGTTGGTCACGTTTTGGTTCGTTATGAATGACTGCGGGATGGCAGTAGTTGCTCCCGGTGCCGGAGTGGTCGCTGCACGCGCACCGAACACGTTGACCGGGTCAAGGCCGTAGTTATCAACGATCTGCTGATAACTTGCCTGCACCTGAACCTCTTGCGCCTTGGCCGCATCAAGATATCGCCCTGCAAGCCGCTGGAAATCAGCTCTTTGTTGAGGCGTAAGGAACTCCCCTTTTTCAATTTTGTTGGGAAGTGCAGATAGCGTTGCGAGCAGACCGCCAGCATTTGCAGCAGTTGCAAATTCGGTTTCACGCACCACTGATCCAGGGTCCAGCATTTTCATGAACGACGTAACAAGCGCGATGTCGCCAGCGCCGCTTTGATCTGCCGCCGAAGTCTGGATAACAGAGAAATTACGTTCCGCAGCGGAAAGATCCTCGGTTCGCTTGCCATACTCGCCACGCAGGCGGGCTTCTTCCGCCACCTTTTGCTGAAGCGTCAAGCCTTCCTCAGATGCTTTTTCGTCAACGCGGATCGCCGCGTCAAGAACGCTCTTCGGGATCAAGCCAGCCTCAACGTCTTGTGCGATCTTGCCGAGAGGAGATGCGCCTTCTGCCGTAACATTGCCCTGCCCGGTCTGCTTGATGATCGCGTCCATGACGCCGGCATCAATTGCCCCAGAAGCCGTCAGAAGCGCCAGCGTGGCCACACCTTGGCCCTGCGGGTCGATCTCCACCAGCTTGCGGTTGGCACGCAGGGCAGCGGCTTCCTGCGCGTCTCCTGCGTTCTCTGCGGCTGCGATGCGCTCGTCCAGCATGGCCAAGGCCACCTCGGGCTTGCCGCCCAGAAGGCTGGTCGAAAGCTGGATGCCGAATTGCGTGTCAGCCTCACGGCGCGGGGCTTCCATCGCCTCAAACGCACTCTGGAACTCGCCAAAGGTCGAGGCATTGTTCAGCGCAAACTGGTTCAGCGCATCGGTCGTCAGCGTGCCACTGATCGCCATGTCACGCAGGCTAGAAAGCTGCGCTTGCATGGCCTCAGCCTGCGCACGCTGGCGCTCTGCCTCGGCACGGCGCATTTCAAACTCAGAGGCAGCGCGGGCCTCTGCGGCGGCACGCATGTCCATAACTTGGCGCTGCTCGATGTCGGCGCGCCCAAGACCATAACCGCGCATCGCCTCTTCAATGGGGTTTTTCACGTCAAGCATGTAGTTGATGGGTTCCATCAGAACGCCCCTCCGCCGTAGAACATGCCCTGCCCGAATGTCAGCGGTGCGCTGGCACCTTGCGGCGTATAGCCTTGATACGCCATGCCGCGACCGATGGCCATGCCAGCGCTGCCGATCAGGTTGCCAAAGGCTTGCCCTTGCGCCAACGCACTGCCGGCACGCGCGGCGCCCTGCTGCTGCATGAGGCTAGAGATATTCTGGCCAGTCTGCATGCCAGCAGTGCCGACGCCAGCCGCTGCGTTCTGACCAGCCGATGCAAGGCCGCCAAGGCGGCTGTATTGCTGCTCGATCAGGCCAGACAGGATCTGCGGGCGAAACTGGGCCAGCGCGCCCTGCACGTTGCCACCACGCAGGCCGCCGGTGGCAGCGGCGTTCTGCAAGATCGCGGTCTCACCCTGCTGCGCCAGCGCGGCAAACTCCGGACCTTGCTCAATCGCTTGCAGGGCCGCACGTTGGGCATCCGCACCAGCCGCACCTGTCAGCGCCATCTGCTGGCCAAAAGCCGTCGTGCCACCCGTGACAAACGGCGCAAGAAGTTCGCGCACCGCGTCAAATTGGCGGCGCTGTTCCTCAATGCCAGCCTGCGCTGACGCGGTTTGTGCGGCTGCGCCCCTGCGTGCTGCGCTGGACTGCACACCGGCGCTCAGAAGAGAGCTGCCAAGCAGGGCAAGACCTGTGCTAATGGCCATGACGGATTTCCTTCGTGAATGTGCGCTCAATCGGCATAAATCCGCTGCGGGAATAAACGCGCTCCATCGTCCCCGCTCGCTCGTTTTCAAGCGCGATCATAAACAACTGGCTTGCGCCGATCTGCTCGGCCCAGCCCTCGATTGCAAACATCATCTGCTTGCCGGCGCTAGATCCGCGTTCTGCCGGATCGACCCACCAAAACAATTCCTGCGCGACGGTCACGCTGGGCGCGAAATAAAGCGGGAAGGCCATTGCGCCCGCAATGCCAACCACGTCGCCGCCCTTTTCAGCCACCCAAACCTGCGCTGCGTCTGAAGCGTCAACGTGATCCAGAAACGCGCCAAAGCCCGCTTCATCGAAATCAACGCGCCGGCCCATCGGAGACGCGGCGAAAAACGCCCGCGCCTGCTCAATCACGCCTGCCTTGTCTGATTTTTCAGCTTGGCGAACCAGCACCGGGCAACCCTCTTTGGATCTTGCCTGCTGGTGGGCCAAAGTCTCAGCGTCCGCATTATCGCAGAAATCGGTTTTTCGGGCAAGGCTCGTCATTGCAAACGGAACCTTTCCAGGATGGCATATGGATTATACAGGGAAAGCGGATCGACTGGTTCCCCGTAAAGATCCGCCACACGGTTCGACGGCTGGTATCCACGCGCGAAATCGCTTTCCTCGGCGCCACCCGGCATCGGGCGAAAACGGGATTGCGTGGGCGTTGTGCCTTGGCCACCGTACCCGCCCATGATCTTGGCGACATAGTTCTGCGTTTCTTCAAACGGGGGGATGCCGCCGTATTTGCGCACGTTGCCGGGGCCAGCATTGTAAGCGGCCAGAGCCAAGTTGGTGTCCCCGAACTCGTCAAGCTGCTGGCGAAGATACCGCGCACCGCCCCGCAAATTTTCTTCGTCATCATACGGATCAACGCCAAGATCGGCAGCCGTTCCGGGCATCAACTGGGCAAAGCCAATCGCGCCGGCAGAGGATCTGGCATCTTGGTTGAAGCTGCTTTCAGCCTCGACCAATCGCGTAAACAGATCGGGGTCAACGCCCTCTTCGATGGCGATCATGCGGGCCATTTCGCGGTAATCCATCAATCGTCTCCTTCGTGCGCCTGGCATGCGCGCAAGGCGGAACAGACGAAATCAAACTTCTTGCAATAGCCGCGACCGCCGCCCGAGGCGTCATAGTCCGTCACCGGGATGCTTTCCATCATGGCCTGCATCATCGGGTCAACGCAGAAGTATTCGCAGTTCAGGCACATGCGACGGCGGGCTTCCTTCTCGTTCATGTCCCAGGCTTTGGCCAGCCCAGCCCAGAACGGCTTGTTCGCCTTCGGATCGAGCGACGGGTTGGCCGGGCCAAACTGCCAGCTATCAATCGCCACCTGCTTGTTCTTCTTGTTTTCGGCTGCGCTGGAGATCTTCATCTTCGGCAGACCAAACTCAATCATCATGTCGTCCATTACGAAACCTCCCGGCCTGAGCAGCGAATTGTGAGCGACGTGGCAGCACCGGCCAACGTCGAGATAAACCCGCCAGCTTCCAGCACATGGCCGACCAACTCAGGGCAGGTGTAGGTTTCATCAGGCGCGATAGTGCGAGCGTCGATGATGAGGTTGGATGCCCCGGCAGATCCGCCCGATGTCACAAGGTTGACCGAGATAGCCACGTTGCCGGCGCTGGTGTTCGTCACCGTGAACTTGTCGATGATCGCCCGCACAGCCGTCGCGGTGTACTGTGTGGTCTGCGCGTTCTCTGCCTGCTTAGGCGGAATCAGAACCTTTGGTGTGACTGCCATGCTGGCCTCCTATTAAACAGCTTCTGCGCCGCTGGCGGTGATCGTGATGCCCGCGCCGGATGCTTGGATTTGGATCGTGTCACCAGCGTTGAGGATTTGCGTGCCGGTCCACTGGATGTTTTCTTTTGTGTCGATGGAAAAGTCGTAGAACAGCGCATTGCTTGTTCCGGCTGTTCCCGCTGATGGCACCAAGAACACCCGATAGGTCAGAGCGCCAGCCGATGTGTTTACGATGTCAAGGTTTTTCACAAAGCCGCGCGTGCTGGCCGGAACAGTGTAAAGCGTCGTCACTCCAGTGGTGATCGCGGCTTGGCCCAGCTTTGTCGGCGTGATGTCGTTAAAAGCCATTTAGTAAGCCTCCAGCCAAAGCAGGACATTTGTGTATCTCACTGGGTTTTGCCCGCTTTCCCAGCGATTTCTTGCGGCAGCATATTGCAAAATATCCTCATTGTCTGGCGCATACGCAACCACGTCCAGCAACCGATCCAGTCGCGGGTCTTGCTGTGCCGCCGCCACCGCCAGAAGATCAGCCATTTGCCGGGCATCGGTCGCCTCAGACAGCGCCGCCTCGGCCTTGTTGTCAGCCGCACCTAGCGCCAGCGTGTTGTCCACGATCAACTGCGTCAGAGTTGCGATGTCGGCAGGCGTCAACTGCCCAGCCACCTTGAACAGCCGCTCGATCGCGCGGATGGCGTCAGGGTCATTCCCGACGAATGCGGCGATCTGGTTTCGATTGAGAGGGGTTGGGTCAGCCATCAGAACGCCAGCGGTTCGAGCCGCGCCTCCAGCCGTGCCATCGCGAGTTGCGCCTCGCTGGTGCCGCGGAACTTCTGCAAGCGCCAATTGCGCATATGGCCCTGCTGAAGCCAGACCACCCGTTTATTATACTCGCCCAGCTTGCCCACGCGCGCAGGCTTCTCGACGCTGTAGGTCAGGCCATCGACCGAATAGGATGTCCACACGGTCGGATCGGCACCGGACTGCACACGGCCCGTCAGCGATACCAACTCCATGTCATGGAAGATCGCCCCACGGCTTTCGTTGTAAACGATGGTCGTGCCAAACTCCCAGCCGATTGTCTCGCCCCAGTGGCTGGCGATGCTCTTGTCCAGATAGCCCACGTCGGTGTCGTTGGGCTTGCCGACGTTCCACCGATCATAGGCCCAAATCGCGTCACTGACAGCCCACTGTCCAAGGCCCGTCAGAGACGTGCGCAGGAAGAACCAGACAGGCTGCCCGACAGCCTGCGATCCAGCGGCATCAAAGACGATGGTCTGATCGGGCAGGTGAATGTCAAGGAACTGATGGCCGCCCTCGGTGCGCTCCTGCATGAACGAGGTGGAAAGCTGGGCTTCGGTGTAACCCGCAAGGATTTCCTCAATCTCGCGCGTGGCGATCTTCTGCGCTGTGCCGTTGGCCCCGATGTAGATTGAGATGTTCTCGTTGGTGCCGCTGCCCATGAAGGCAATATTTTCGCCAAAGACGCAGCAGGTGTGCGTGCCAAGCGTCCCCTTCTGGATCTGCGCGCCAGTGATGCGCTGGAACGGAAAGCCCGCCGTGCCGGTGTTGTCGAACACCTCGATGGTGTGGCGGTTCAGCGCGTAGATTTCGTTGCGCAGTTTCAGCAGAGCCTTCACCGGGTCAGGATCGGCTTCCGAAGATCCATACTTCAGGGGATCGACGGCGAATGGGTTGTTCAGTTCTGTGATGACGAGAAACTCGCCGTCGGTCGTCATGAAGTAACCATCGACCCAGACAACAGTCAGAGCCGTGCCGAGATCTGGGTCAGTGACCTGCGTCAGCGTCGTGCCGTCATAGAGATACAGGCGCCCGCCCGATGCCACGGCCAGATAGTCGAAGCTGTAGGTGAACGTCACGCGGCCACCGCTGCCCACGTCCCCGATCACCGTGACGGTGCCGTTCTGCGCAACAGTCACCAGCTTTGTCCCCATCACGCGGTACAGCACGCCGTTCCAATTCAGGCCGCCACGGTTTGAGCCAGGCCCGTCACCAGTCTTTACAATGCCATCAGCGGGACGGAGATAGCCCTCCGAGATGCCCGTGGCTCTCGGCACAGGCACAAGGTTGACAGGATAGCTCGTCCGAAAATCGGGCGAGCCATCCGTGTAAATCCCGTTGATGATGCCGATCTGCATTGCTGCCCCTTAAAATTGGATGGACAGTTGGAAAGTTTCCAAGCGCACGACGTTGTTGGCCGTGGCGGGCTGCGCGGTAATTGCAAAGACTTGATTAGCAGTAGCATCCACCGACAGGGATACAACCGCACCCGTTGAAAGACCGTGGCCAGTCACGCCCGCTGCGCTGCCTACTATCTGCGAAGCCCCGCGATTGTAGAGGATTTTTTGCACATCGACGCTGGCGTTGCTTGTAGCGGCAACAGTCAGCAACGCGCTACCGCCGAAACTCATTCCTAGATTTTTTGCCACGGCGCTGTTGGTCATGCCAAACAGGGCTTCAATAAACATGACGCCGCCGACGCCCATTGACGAACCCGGCACGGTGACAGAAGCCAGCGTGACGACAGTGTTCGCCACGGCTACGGTCGGCGTGCCAAGCCCAGCCACGAACGGCAGGTTGATGGTGATCTTGAGGCCTGTGGTGTCCGTATCCAGAGCCGTGACGGCATAGAACCCGTTGACGCCCGTGCCGGTCGCCCAAGTCACATAGACGCTTGCGCCAACCGCAACAGCGGCGGTCAGGCCATGCGCGCCCGCGCTAACAAGGCGAACAAGGCCGGCGTTGGTCTCATAGGTCAGCGTGATGAATGTAGCTGCTGGCTGCACCAGGGTGACAGGTGCCAGAGAGCCAAGCACCAGGGCTGGGAAGCTGCGCAGCTTGGGCTGCACTGCGACATCGTATTCCACCGTCGCGCCGCGATTGTAGATCGTGGCAACGCGGTCGTTAGCGTAGGGGCCGAAGGTCTGCGCGCGGTTGAGCAGCTCGACCACGCCGGTCGGGGTTTGCACGCCGATTTGAACCAGCGTCGGCTGGTCGCCAATGCTGCCCACGCTCAAGGACGATCCGCGCGGGATCAGGATTTCTTTTTCAGTGCTTACTGCGGATGCGTAGAGGAACATGGTCATCGTCCTTGTGTTTAGGATACCCGATACCATGCCGACGTAGCAGCATCATATCGCATGGTGAAGAAGGCGTTGGCAGCGGCCAAGGTGGTCGGCGCGCCGGTGACTGTCTTGCCTGCGCCCGAGACGGTCAGCGAGGAAACGATCTGCGTGCAGTTGACGCTCACCTCTTGCTTGTCGGTCGGCGCCGAGGGCAGCACGATGGTGCCAGCCGCGAAGGTGGCCGTCGGCGTCAGCAACAGCCAAGTGTCGCCGACAGCTACAGTCACAGAAAACCCCGTAGCGCTGGGTGCCGCGTATTGCGTCGTCAGCGAACCCGGCAGCGCCAGGTTGTCCTGCATGAAGGTCAGCAGCAGGTTGATCGAGGCCTTGCGCGTGTCGCCGTTATTCGTAGCCCAGACGGCGAGCAGATCGCCAAGCTGGATCGTGTCAAGCGAAGAAAGCTGATTGATGTTGGTCATCGCGTCATTCCCATGTCAATGCGCTGTCCGGGCCAACCGTCAGCGGGTCAATTGGTTGACGCAGGAATGCGTCGTTGTAATAGCGCCAGCCCTTGTTGCCCTGGCCGCTCGGGATCGTCATGTTGCCAAGCTGCATTTCGGTCGGGAAGGTCGATCTGGACAGCAGCGCCTTGTACGACATTTGAGCGTTGGCCTTCGTGTCTGGTGAAACTGTCTTACCATAACCCGGCGCGATGCGCACGGCCAGATTGAGGTGCATGGCTTCAAGCGCGTCATCGGGAACGCCGATGATCTGATCCAGATCGCTGGCAGCGTTGGACGACGGCAGAGGATAGCGCAGGCGGATGCCCTTGCCGTTCCACGTTGCCATCATCGCGTCGAGGCGCTGCAAGGCACCTTCCAACTGCTGCGGGGCCAAGTCGAAGACATAGCCAGCGAGGCCGATCTCTTCGAATGCCCGGTTCACGATGTCGCGCTTGGTGTATGCCATCACTCAGCCTCAGATTTGCGCGGACGGCCACGCTTCGGCTTGTCCTCGGGTTCAGGATCTTGCACAGCACCGCTGGCGGCCTCAATAGCCTCTCGCACGGTGAAGTGCCAGCCAGCCTTGATGCTGGCTTCAATCTTATCATCTTCCACGATGCACAGATCAAACGTCTCGGTTGCGCTACGCTTGAACGCGCCGGGAGATTTGTAAAGCATGGTCGTCATTTTTTGCCCTTCTTGGCTGTCTTTTCCGATGCCTTGAATGCGGCTGCGGTCGGCGCGCCCTTGGTGCCAGGCTTGCGCATCTTCTCGCCAGATCCAGCTTTGATGCGCGCCTTCTTGGCTGCGATGTTTGCGTAGAGACCACCCGGCATTATTTCTTCCCCTTCGGTGCTTTGCCGGGCTTTCCGGCTTTCATGGCTGCGGTGCGTGCGGTGTTCAATGCGATGGCGATGGCCTGCTTGCGCGGTTTGCCAGACTTCTCCTCCATCTTGATATTCTCACCGATGGACGTGCGGCTGTAACCTTTTTTCAACGGCATGGCATTAAACCCCTAGATGGTTGAAGGGGGCGAGTTTCCCCGCCCCCAAAGATCACAATCAGGGAACCTGATTGAAGAGCAAGATGCCCGACATTTCGGGCTGCTTGTTCACAACGCCGAAGAAGGTATCCATACGATACTTCGTGACGGCGGTGTTGATGTCGTAGAACTTCTGCATCACCAGTTCGATGCCCTGATCTGTGGTGCCACGCATGATTTCCACGCCAGCGTTAGCGGGGATTGCGTAACGGCCCGGCAGGATTTCCAGAGCGTCTTTCTGCCAGAAGCAGTTGATGTCAGCGGCATCGACGTTCATGATACGAACCGTCGAACCGTTGGCCGGGGTGGCCGTGACGTTCTTGTACTGCAGTTCAGCATCGGTGCCGCCCTGAGCCGAGATGATCGGCGGGGAGATGACGATGGTGTTGTTGCCTGCAGTGCCGCCGCCCGAGGTGATCGAGATCACGCGGAACGTCTTAAGCTGGCCAGTGTCGCCCTTGGTGATGTGATGCACCGCGTTGACGCCAGCCAAGGTGAAGCAGTCGCCAACACGCATAACAGCGCCAGCAGCCAGAGTGACGTTCAGCGACTCAAAGCGGTTGTCCACGTTGGAGGTTTCACCCGTACCTGCGGTCGAGGTGGCCACCGGGACGTAGTACTGGTTCGCGCCGTTGATGGTGATGTCGCCGACCGGGGTGGTGTTGGCCGCGATGCGGTTGGCATAGTCCATCTTGTAGGTCTGGAAGCCAGCGACTTCGCCGACGAACGAACGCTCGTAGGCGGTGGTCGGCTTGCCCGTCATGGTCTGACGGCCAGCGAGATCCGACGCCATGCCGTTATACGAGCGCGAAGACAGCGCCAGATAACGGTCGAACATCTGGACGCCCTGCTCGTTGAACACAGCGTCGCATTCAGCCACGTCCGAATAGCCGCCGGCAGAGCCAGAGCGGGTCACGACGAGGGTGGACTGAGCCGCTGCGACGTTCATGATGGCGACGTTGATGTCCGAAGCAAGTTTCTGCTTTGCGGAATCGCCCAGGCGGCCTTCCTGCAACTGGTCGCGCAGTTCTTTCGCGTCCAGAGCAAACGGCACGGTCTTGCTGAAGCCGATGGTGGCCGGGACAGCAAGCTGCGTGAAGTCAATGAAGCTGGACGAGATGTCGGTGCGCGGTGCGCCGTTGATCGAGGTCGCAATGTAGGGCTGCGGACGCCAGATCTGGTCGTTGGTGCGGGCCATCATTTCGTCGCCGGTGTTGTACACCGACACGTTGCGCGACATGACAAGAGCGTCGTTGAAGCCTTCGAGGATGTTCTCGAACGCTACGCGCTCTTCTTTACTAAACGAGTTCGCCATTTTAGCGGTCCTTCATGTGTGGGGGTTAGCCCTTGGCCTTCTGCTTCTTATACTGGAAAACCTTGGAATAGTCGCCAGTCTTTTCTGCTTCAGACCGCAGGCGGTCTAGGGTGCTGTCAACCGCGCCAGACGGGCGGGCGGTGCCGCTGATCTTGCGCTCGGGTGACGATTGAGCCTTACGGTTCGAGATCTTCAACTGCGTCTCCAATTTCGCAACCGCGAAGGCGAACTTCACGGGATCGGTGATGGAAGCGATTTCCTTCGCTTTTTTCGGGTTCTTGCCCAGAGCATAAACGACAAGAGCCGGGTTTTCGGCACCTTGCACAATCATCCCCTGCTGCATGACGCTAAGGGTGTCTTGGACGACATCCTCGGCAAACTCAAAGTCACGCACCTTCAGGCTGGCCTTCGCCCCCTGATAGCCCTCCAACTTGCGCTCCCATTCTTTCTGAACAGCTTGGTGTTCAGACTTCATGGCAGCCTCACGGTCGTCGTGCTGGCGCTTCTTGTCGTACCATGCGGTAAGTTCCCGCTCGTATCGGTCGGTGTCGTAATCGGCTTTCTCAAGCGTTGGCTTCGGTCCAAGGGGCGCGACCCCAGGTGTGTTCCGCTGTTCGACCTGCGCTAGACGCTGTTCAAGCTCCTTGGCTCGACGTTTCTCCTCACGATACTGCTTGCGAAGGTCACGAACCCAATCGGGCGCGCGGGCCTCCTCATCTTCTTCCGGGGCTGGCGCTTCCCCGTTAATCGAAATGACGACCTCTCCATCTTCGGCATCATCGCCTTCACCTTCAGCCTCGTCTGCCATCTCGGCATCTTCGGCCTCTAGTTCAGTTTCTTCAGCCTCGACTTCAAAGTCCTCTTCGATCTGTTCTGCCAATTCAGTCATGCGATCCTCGCGATTTTCTCACCCATTACATTGTGCGGCTGGGCGGTTGCCGCATTCCGGTGGCGACGGTCTCTTGCAGAGCCTTCGCCGTTTCTACGACGTTGGTGCGCTCTTTCTGCTGAATGCCAGCAAGCACCTCAACGGTCTTGGCGCGGGTCTCTTCCGCACGCGCCAAGGTGTATTCTGTATTGGCCTGAGCCTGGCCCGCTTTGGCCTGCGCTTCCATCGCGGCGGCCTGAAGATAAAGCGCCTGCGGATCGGGCTGCTGCGCGGCCTGCATTTCGGCCAACAGCTTCTCGCCTTCCTGCTCGGTCGGCTGGATGACGCCCATCTTGATCAGCTTGTCGCGGAAGTAGGCACGCACCTCGCCGATGCCCTCGCCGTCCATGTTCATCATGGCCATCGATGTCAGCACCTGCTGCGTCTCAGGATCTGGCGCGATCTGGATCATGCCCAACAGCGCGCGAACCGTGGCGCTGCGCTTGGTGGCCGAGGCCGGGCCGACATCGACAGCCACGTCAAACTTGGCATTGGACAGGTCGTTTTCGTATTCGACTTCGCCGGTCTTGGGGTTGAGCATCGGCTTGCCGATCTCAATGCTGGACAACTCACCGCCGAGGCCCACAGACTTCATCTTGCGGCCAGGCTCGACCACGATGTCACGCGCCATCGACAGCCAGACCTCACCGCAACGCTTCACGGCCTTGGACATGTTCGACATGTAGATAAAGGTCTGCATGTCCAGACGCTGCTGGATCAGTTCCACGGCCTTGCCGCTGATGTTGGAGACGACCTCCTCGGCAGCGTCGGGCTTGCCCAGCAGATCGCTCATGTCCTGCTCAGTAATCTGCAACAGGCCAGCGAGCGCAGGCGGGATCTGCGGCGGCTTGGTGTAGCCGACCGGGCCGGCAAGCGTCTCACCGCCGTTGGCATCGGTCACGGTGTTCAGGAGCAGGTAGGGATAGTTTTTGAGGTTGTCCTCGGACCACATCATTTCGTGGCCGGCGACCTGCTCGGGCGTAAAGATCGGCTTCTCAACGGTCGAAAGCGCGCTGATCTCGCCCAGCTTGGAAAGCTGCATGTTCTTCAGCCGCTGGGCATCCTTGGCCAAACGCACATGACCCATGCACCGCTCGACGTTGTCCACGAACCAACGCTTGCCGTAGACCGGAATGATCGGGATCTGGTCGCCGGCAATGTAGCCGCTGTCCTCCAGCACCTTGCTGCCGCTCATGATGTACTTGCGCACCTTGCGGCGCTTCACGCGGCGCTGGCGGACCTCTTTGGTGCCGACAGCCTCAAGCATCGTTTCCAGTTCAGGATCTTGCTCGAAGTCTTTTTCAGAATACTTTTCTTCCTGCCCGTCGAGGGTCTGGAAAATGCGGATCAGTTCCGACGCCTCTTCGACGCGGTAGACCTCGGCAACGTAGACGACATCAGGTGTCGCCCAGTCAAATCCCACCTGCTGGATGCCCTTCGGCCAGGTGGTCGGGTCATCTTCCCAGACTTCGCGGTAGGCATCTGGCGTCATCGCCGTCAGCACATAGCACATGCGCGCGTCAGACTTGTCCTGGCGCTTGGCATCCAGATCGAAGAACACGGTGGTGTCAGCGTCATAGATCGGCTCAATGCGGATGCGCTGCTTTTCGTTCTCTTCGTCGTACTCGTCTTCGTAGACAGCACGCAGGCGGAATGCACCGAAGCCACCGCCGACAGCCTCCTCGAAAGCGTTGTCGTAGGCTTCATTGGCGCCGCTGTCCTGCTCGTCAGAACGGAACAGGCCATCGCACACGTCGGCCATCTTGTCGTCGTCGGTGCCGTCCTTGCTCACGAAGTCAACCGTGATGCGGTTGTTGCGGTATTCGTTGATGATCCGCATGACGGACAGGTGAACCTTGTTCACCTCAAACTTGGGCTTGTTTAGATATTGCTCATAGAGGTTGCCCTCCCACTGCGCGCCCGAGATCGAGTAAAAGCGGCGATCCTCCAAGCACTGCAAACGCTCATCGCGCATGGTGCTTTGGATGGTGTCAAACTCTGACATCGCTTCGGCATGAACATTTGCAAGCCGCTGGTCTCTGGTCATGCGGGCCAAGTTGCGCGCCTTTCGCTGGATATTTGGGCCGAAGTATACGGCAGGTTGATCCGAATATCAATCACCGTGCCATCGGCATGCTGACGGGGACAAGGCGGGCCTTCGGCTTGTCCTGCTTGGCCACGCGACGGGCGCCCTCGCAGGCATAGCGCAGCGCGTCGATGACGTGGTTTTCCTTGTCCTCCAGCACAGGCAAGATGCTGCCCGTGTCCCGGTCGGTCTTGTAGCTGTAGAGCGTCAGTTCATCAATGGTGTGCTTGCAGCGGGGATGCACCACGATGTCAAAAGACTTCAGCCATTCGACGCCCTCCTCGACCGACTTCGGCCCCTTGACCGCCGGCATGATCTTCGGAAAGCCGTTCTTGCGCATGTGGCTGATTGTCTCGGGCCGCGCGCTGTCGGCCACCATCGGCCAGCGTTCAGCCTCGGGGATCGTCATAAACAGCGAAGGCGTGTCAACGATCTCGCAGCCCACCTGATAGGCTTCGTGATCGATATACAGCTTGCGCCCGATGATGTGGCAGCGAATGCCGACGGTCGGGTCAGTGGCAAAGCCCCAGTCAGCGCCGAGGCGATGGACGGCATCAGGCGGTGCCTCAAAGTCCTCAATGGTCCAGTTCTTGAACACGCGGGTTTCGCTGTTGCGGACATACTCGCCCTTCCAGACGTGCAGGTATTTGTCTGGATCTCTCCGCTTGTCGTATTCCATTTCGTCCTTGAGAACGTCAGGGAACCACGGGTTGTCGCTATAGTTCACCTCGACGATCACGCTGTCAGGCGGCGGCGTTGGCCCACGCAGCAGGCCCTCAATGGGGTCCGTGTCGAAACGTGGGTTCCAACTGAACAGCAGTTGCGATCCTGGCTTGCGGATGGTCGGGCGCAGGAGATCCAGCGAGAACTGGCTGATCGACTGGGCTTCTTCCACCCAAGCGATGTCAAAGCCCTCCAGCGACTTCACGCTGTCGGCTGTGTGGTTCTGCATGCCTTGGAAGATGATCACGCCGCCGTGCGGGCATTTGATCTCTGCCTGCTGCACCTGAAACAGATGACCGACGCCCAATTCCTCGATCTTGTTTTCGATCAGCTTCTTGACCGACTGCTTCAGCGACTTCTGCACCTCGCGCACGCAGACCACGTCGGTCTTGCGCATCACGCAACGCTCCACGATCCATTCCGCAAAGAAGGTTGACTTGCCAGAGCCGCGCCCGCCGAACGCCCCGATGTAGCGGGCGCTCTCGCGTTGCAGGATTGGCAGCGCCCAGCGAGGCGTGTTGATGGTGAGGTTCATTGGGGTCCGACTACTAACGAGCGCCTGATGTCGGCGCGACAGGGAAATATCCGAACTCGTTCACGTCGTTGCCATCAAAGTAAATGTCTTTGACCTTCACTTTCTGGGAAATAATCTTCCCAGGCTCATCCCCGCTTCTGCCATATCCAGAAGCCCCATGAAGTTTGGCATATGTCGGGCTAAGGGTGATAAAATCCCCCTCGTTGATCGTCGTGATGTTGGGATCATTAGGCACGGCGCGATAGATTGTGACCTCTGCATCAGGCTTGCCTCTTACAGCCATGATTGCCCTGTAGCTCTCTTTGTTTGCCTGACCAAACTCATCGCCAGAAAACTGAGGACCAGGAGCATAGAAGCGCGGACCATTTGCGGAGTAGAAATCTGCGGGATACCCGGCCTGCTCACCAGTGGTGGACCTGGTTAGGTCATCGAGGCGAATTGGCAATTCGTCTTGAGGACCACGGGGCTGTTGCTGCATTCGATACGACGTATCGACTGGAGCAGAAATGTTAAAATTCTCCGGGGCGTTCATCGCTCTTTCCACGTCTTCAAATGTCAGGTTTGGCGCAATCCTCTCCTGCATTCTTGGAGAAACCATGTTGACGGATGACATCTCATCGATGTCTGCAAATACTTCTTCAAGGGTAGCGCCTGGCTTGCCCGGCGGCCTGCGCCCAAGGCGATATGCTGTCGTTGCCGCTGCTTTGGATGACACCTGACCGCCCATCACCGGGAAGTCCTGCATAACGCGCTCTTGCAGCGTCTGGCCTATGCCTTGGCCGCGAGATGCTTCTGGCACCTCCAACTCAAGGACCGATGCGCTGCCATCTGGTCGCACGACAACCTCAATGGTGCCGCCGCTTCGCGGATCGGTGTAACGTACACGCTCGGAACCGGCTCCGAAGATGTTCGATGCGTCACGGCGTGATACATCAAGACCTCCACCCCTGCCAACGCCTGGGATCGGGTTGCTGTACATTACCGGCACGGGACCGGGCTGGTTGAGGCGGTCAACGATATCGCGACCAGCCGCACGCATAGTGTCTCCAGCAGCCTGCGTCGTGGGTGAGAACCCCAGCAGCCCCTCCATCATTGCGCTGGCAGCAGGCACACCGATGGCCCTTGCGGCTGCGATAGGTGCGGCGATGCCGGCCACGCCTGACGCCATCTCTCCCAAGGATGCGATGCGGTCCCAATAGCTCTGATCGGGCGCCATCATGCGAGATCCTGCCCGCATTGCGCCGCCGATGCCCTCGACCGGGTTGAAGGTCTGGTTCAGAAAGGCAAGCCTCTCACCGATGCCGCCGACGTTCAGCAGGCTAGGATCTTGCGGCGGCACGCCACGGGCCTCGGTATCGGGCCGCACGCGGCGCACGGGATACAGCATGCCGTCTGCGCGCCGCTCATATAGCACGTTTCCGATTTCGCGCAGGTCTTCGATAGCCATGCCTTAGCCCTTCGGATCGATGATGGTTCGCTTGATTTCGACGGGAATAGCGCCGCCGTCTGGGCCGGATAGCTCTTGCTTGGTCGCGTCAGAGTAGCCGTGCTTGGACAGCATCATCTTGGTGATCGGCGGATTGAACGTGCCGTCGAGGCCATTATTGAGCAATTCGCGCTCTTGCTTTTGCGCGATTGCCTTGAGGATGTCAGAAAAAACCTTGTCCTTGTCCCGCGCCCAATCGTAGCAAGTCTCACGGTGCATGCCGATTTCGCAAGCCAGACCGGCAACTGACGGCACCTTGTCGCCCGCCTTGATCCAGCCGCCGTTGGCGTATTCCCACGCCTTCTCAACGATCTCTGGCGAATAGTCTGTCAGCCTTCCAGACGGCATATTGCTCACCTCATCTCGGGCGATGCTGCCCGGTCGCTGGGCGCATTCTAACGCTTCACCGCCAAATATGCAAACTGTCCGACGCCCTCGCGCTTGCAGAACAGGAAGACCAGCTTGTCGGTCTCGGCTCTGGCAGCCGCGTGGCGATGCAGGCCGCCGCAGGTCTGGCCGATCCAGTAGACGATGCGGTCGCCCTTCTGCGCCTCGGCCAGCGCGCGGTAGAAGGCATCCGGCTTCGTCTCGCCGGTGATGTAGATGGTGCTGCTCATTCAATCACTCCGTCGCTGAGAAAGTCAAAGTCATCTTCCAGATCCTGCGGCGCGCGTCTGACCGCCTTTACCTCGGCGCCGGGGAATGCCAGCTTGACCGCGTCCACCAGCCCGTTGCGGTGTTCGTGCAGGGCGACGGCCACCTCACGCATGGTGTGGATCGCGATGCCGGGCCGCTTGGCATAGGCGGCGGGCCACTCGCGTCCGTCAGCGATGATGCCGTAGACCTGGCCCTCGTATTCGTGTTCCCAGATGTCAGGATCGGAAACAGGCC